ACTGGTGCTCAAGGCGCAACCGGAGGAACGGGTGCTCAAGGTGCTACTGGAGGAACAGGTGCTCAAGGTGCTACTGGAGGAACGGGTGCTCAAGGTGCTACTGGAGGAACAGGTGCTCAAGGTGCTACTGGAGGAACAGGTGCTCAAGGCGCAACTGGTGCAACTGGTACTGGAACTCAAGGTGCTACTGGAGCCCAAGGCGCAACTGGTGCTACGGGAACCGGTACACAAGGTGCTACTGGAGCCCAAGGAACTACAGGAGCAAGCGCAGGTATTACTTCATATACAAACTCAGGTGATAATAGAGTTATTACATCTGTTAATGCATCAACGATAAATGCTGAAGCTAATTTAATATTTGATGGAACTAACTTAGGTGTAGGTACTTCTAACCCACAATATAGATTACAAATTTCTGGAAGTTTAGGATTTGCTTCTAGCTCAGCTAGCTCTCTATTTGCGGATAGAGATTCTCTCTATAATAGAATATACGAACCAGCAGGTAACGTTGCCATGTATATAGGAAATGCTTCAGATCCTGGTAACTACTATGATAACACAAATCATTATTTTAGAAGCAGAGGTGGTGGTACTACATATGCAAATATTAATACTAATGGAAATGTAGGTATAAACACTACTTCCCCAGCTACAAAATTAGACGTACAAGGAAATGGTGTAAAACTTAGATTATCTACAGCAACATCACCAGCCACTTATTATTTTGATATTGAATCAAGATATGATTCCGCAGATACTATAAATTTCTATGGTACGGCCGGTAATAACTTATTAAAATATATTTATAATACAAACGCTTTAAATTTACAACCTGCAGGAGGTAGTATTGGTATAGGTACTACAGCTCCTACAGAAAGACTCCATGTAGTAGGAGGCAATATAAAAGTAAATAATAGTTATGCTGCCTATTTTGGAGACTCAGCTAATAATAATGGAGGTAGAATTTATGTACCCGCTGCAAGTAATGAATTTTTTATTGATCAAGCTAATAATGCTTCATTAAAATTAGTTACAAATGGTGGTACTAGAGTAACAATACTTGGAGGAGGTAGTGTTGGTATAGGCACAACTTCACCAGCATACGCTTTAGATGTAACAGGAGATATCCGAGCTACATCAGATGTAATCGCCTTCTCAGATGCTCGTGTTAAAGATAATGTAGAAACAATTACTAATGCCTTAGATAAAGTAACTTCTCTTCGTGGTGTTTATTACAATCGTAATGATATTGAAGATAAATCTCGTAAAGTAGGTGTGATTGCCCAAGAAGTACTTAATATATTACCTGAAGTAGTACAACAAGATAATAAAGGAAATTATAGTGTAGCGTATGGTAATATAGTAGGCGTACTTATTGAAGCAATTAAAGAACAACAAAATCAGATAAACGAATTAAAATATTTATTACAAAGCAAATAATATGGCAATAACTTACAATTGGAATTTTAATCCACTAGAATCATATCCTACAGCATCAGGACAAACAGATGTAGTATTCTTAGTGCATTGGCAAGCATATGGTGCTACTGGCTCATATCAAGGATCTTCAATTGGAACTCAAACAGTATCTTATGATACTGGTTCTGTATTTGTACCATTTGAAGAATTAACATACCAAACAGTATATAATTGGGTAAGTAGTTCTATGGATATTAATGCAGTGGAAGAAAATATAGCACAGCAAATTGAAAATCAAATTAACCCACCCGTATTAATTCAACAAGCCCCTTGGCTATAAAGTTTAAATTATGCCATTACCAAGTAGCGGATTAATAGATTTTAGCGATGTAAGAGTAGAAATGTCTCAAAGTGTATTTACTACTTATAGATTTAGTGGGTGGGCGTCTGGATATAATTCTGGGTGTATTGGTGCTGGCCCTAATGCTAATTATGCCCCTATTAATCTAATATCTTCGGGATCTAGATATACAGTGAATGCAGCATATGCTCCTCCTATTTCTATGTCTCAATGGTATTCATATAACCACACTGCTGCTATCAGTGCTTCTACAACAGCTAGTTTGTATAGTCATTGGGGTGGTAATATTAATTGTAGCACATATACATCTATGATACCCATTGATGTTGGTATAACAAATGCAACTTTAAGTCTTAATATATCAGGTAGTCCTATTACAGAAAGTAGTGGAGATACAGGATGTTGGATGATATTTTATGGAACACCATGGAATGTTGATGGAAGTTCTAATGCTAATATATCTGACTGCTCAGGCTTTGTATACTCAGGGGGGGCTATTCTTATAGCAAGTGCATCTATAAGAAATGATGTTAATAGAACAATAACATATAATTACACATATAATTTTGCCTCAGGAAGTTATGTATATTATGTAGTAGTTCGTAATACTACTGGGTGTTACTGTGATCCATCCCAATGTTAATCTAAAATATTAAAATAAAAACTTATGCCTCCTTCATTAAAAATATGGGTTAGATACACATATGCTGGTCCTTTCACAATAAATTTATATGGTAAATTAACTACTACTGGGTTGCCAATTACACTCCAGTATTCAACAGATGGAGGAACCAATTGGGAAAATGCTGGAAGTAGTTTTGATAGCACTTCTTGTGATTTAAGAGCATCAATTGAGGTTACAGCAGGACCTGGTGTTAGTGTAAGAGGGTGGGATGGAGCTAATTCTTATCCTATATCCAGAGCACTTGATTCTACTACGTGTCCTGCTGCTGGAGCAGGATGTACTGCTTTAATTACTACTACTTCTGGTGTTAGTAGAAATGTTGCTACTACAGTAGATACACTTGCTTCTCCTTGTCCTTAATAAAAATAAATTTGGTTGGTTTCTACTTTCTTTATATATTTATATACGTAAACCAAAAAATAAATTTTATGTTACAAGTTATTATTGTTCTTGTTTTAGCCGTAGCGGCATTCGTTGCTTTTTCTCTTAGGAAAAAATCATCTCATGATGATGTAAAAACATCTAGCCCTGTTAATCCAATTGTAGTTGAAAATGCAACTCCTGATCCAACAGTATTTGTCCCAGTAGTAGAAGAACCAATTGCTACTCCTGAGCAAAAAGCAGAAAGAAAAGCAAATGCTGCTAAACAAGGAGCCGCTAAAAAAACTGCTGCTAAAAAAACAGTTGTTAAAAAAACTAAGTAAGTAGTATGGAAAAAGTTACGTTAAAATTACAAGAATTTTATTCTTTAGAAAGTGAATTAAATGGAGTAGTTAATAATCAAACTGGTGAAGTTGTAGCTAAAGGTTTATTAAGTGAAAAAATTAAACTAACTACAAAGTACTGGCTACACGATTTATCCAAAAAAGTATCAACTGAAAAAGAATCAGTAGAAAAACTTAAGGAAGAATTAATTAAAAAGTACGGAAAAGAAGAAAACGGCCGTATTAATATTCCTGTCTACATCAACGAAGTAGTTGATGATGAAACTAAGGAACTAGTATCACGTGAAATCAATCCAGACTTTATTAGCTTCCAAAACGATTTTAATTCTCTTCTTCAAGAAGAACGTGAATTAGAATATCATCCATTCAAATTAGAAGAATTTGAAAATGTTGAAAGTGAAGGAGTATATAATACTTTCTTTAAATTAGTTAAAGTAGGTGAATAAAATTTCAGAAATATTTCAAGCGTGGGTAGCAGCAGCTAACCCAACACCTGAAGAACAAGCACTAGCTGAATATAGATCTAGTATTTGTGATTCATGTGATAAAAAAACTCATGTTCCTGCACTTAATATATTAATATGTAGCGAATGTGGATGTCCACTAAATAAAAAAGTATTTAGCCCTAGAGGTCCTGAAGCTTGCCCATTAGCTAAATGGGAAAAATAAAAAACGTTATGGCACAATTAACACAAGAAGAATTACAATCAGTTAGAGATTTACAGTCAAAGTACAACCAAACATTATTTGAAATTGGTGTAGCAGAAGCACAACGTCTATCATTATTAGAACAGGTTGAAAAACTTGAATCTAATAAAAAAGTATTATTAGGTGATTTAACTACAATCGAACAAAAAGAAAATGATTTAGCTAAATCCCTCCAGGAAAAGTACGGCACTGGCTCAATCAATCCAGAGACTGGGGAAGTAATGCCTGTCCAATAATATTCCGCGTTTTGTAATGATTTTTTGATATTTATCGATAGGTCAATCCTATTAAATTTCAAAAACAATTATACAAAATGGCAGAAAAAATTTTATCTCCTGGCGTATTCCAAAATGAATCTGACCAATCGTTAGTTCAAAGGGGTATTGTAGGTTCAGCAACGGCTATTGTTGGTCCAACTGTGTTGGGTCAACCATATGTTCCTACTTACGTTACTTCTTACAGTGAATTTGCACAAAAATTTGGAGAATCATTTAAAAGTGGTAGTTACTATTACGAATACTTTACATCATTAGCCGCTAAAGATTTCTTTCAAAATGGCGGACAGACATTATTAGTTACTAGAGTTATTAGTGGTAGTACTGGTCTTAGTACTTATGCTTCTGCTAGTGTTTCTTCAAGTAATAATAGTGCTTCATTCCAACTTGAAACATTAGCTTGGGGTGATGTAATGAATAACGTTAGTCCTATTAACGCTGGCGCTTTAGCTAGTGGTAGTTCAACTAATGTTCGTTGGGAAGTTACACAAGTAAATACAGGTAGTGGTACATTTACTTTAGCTATTCGTGCCGGTAATGATAACACTGCTCAACCTAACTATTTAGAAACTTGGTCTAATTTATCATTAGATCCAGGATTACCAAACTATATTTCTCGTGTAATTGGTGATATTAGACCTGTTTATCGTTTAGATACTGATTTTAATCCATATATTGACTCTACTGGTTCTTATACTAATGCTTCTCTCTATGTTAGAGTTAAATCAGTACTTGCTCCTCAACCAGATTCTATTGACAACAACGGCAATTACAAAACAGGATCATATGCTGCTGGGTTACCAGCTGTAGGAAGTGGTTCACTTGCTGGTGCTTTTGCAGGTGGATTAACTAACGGTGCTGCATCTCCATCATTATTTAATGAAAATGTTTCAACAACTAATGTTCAAGGATTTGCACCTGCTGATTATAACACAGCATTTAACCTATTAGCTAATAAAGATGAATATAGATTCAATGTATTGTTAGCCCCAGGTGTTGGTTTAGATAATGCTGCTTCTTCAAGAATGATTTCTATTTGTGAAGAGCGTGGTGATGCAATCGCAATGGTTGATTGTAAAGTATATGGTGCTGTAGTATCAAGTGCAGCTGCTGCTGCTTCAGGTCAATCAAGCAATTACGCTGCAACATATTGGCCTTGGATTCAATTATTCTCAACAGCATTAGGTCAGAATGTATGGTGTCCTCCATCAACAATAATGGGTGGTGTATTAGCATTTAACGACCAAATAGGTGCTGAATGGTTTGCTCCTGCAGGTTTAAACCGCGGTGGTGTTCCTTCAGTATTACGTGCTGAAAGAAAATTAACTCAATCAGATCGTGATGCATTATATTTAGGTAATGTTAATCCATTAGCTACATTCCCTGGAGAAGGTGTTGTAGTATTTGGTCAGAAAACATTGCAGAAAAAATCAACAGCACTTGATCGTGTAAACGTTCGTCGTTTATTGATTGCATTGAAAGATTATATTGGTCAAGTAGGTAATACTTTAGTATTTGAACAAAATACTCAGGTAACTCGTAATAGATTCTTATCTCAAGTTAATCCATATCTTGATTCAGTAGTACAACGTCAAGGTTTATATGCTTATAGAGTAGTAATGGATGAATCAAATAACACACCTGATGTAATTGATCGCAATCAATTAGTAGGTCAGATTTATATTCAACCAACTAAGACTGCTGAATTCATTATCTTGAACTTCAACGTACAACCAACCGGCGCTACATTCCCTGCATAGGGGAATGTAGTTATTAATATTTATTAATAGCAACTAAACAACAAGATAAAAATGGCAACAATTTCGGCAAATGAAATAATGTTTACAGCGTTTGAACCTAAAGTTCAGAATCGCTTTATAATGTATATTGACGGTATCCCAGCATATTTGATTAAAGCAGCTGCTGCTCCTGGATTCGAAGCTAGTGATATTGTTTTAGACCATATTAACGTTTACCGTAAAGTAAAAGGTAAAGTTAGATGGAATGACATGCAGCTAAGCCTATACGATCCAGTAACTCCATCTGGTGCACAAGCAGTAATGGAATGGGTACGTTTATCACACGAATCAGTAACGGGTAGAGATGGTTATTCTGACTTTTATAAGAAAGATTTAACATTAGACATTTTAGGCCCAGTAGGTGATATCGTAAGTGAATGGATTATTAAAGGTGCCTATGTAAAATCATCTACTTTCGGTGAATACGATTGGGCAAACGAAGCAGCAATTAATTTAACTGTAAACATTGCGATGGATTATTGTATCCTCAACTTCTAATTTCTTATTTATATTTTTTATTTTAAAGACGTTTGCTTTAGCAAGCGTCTTTTCTTTTAATATTTATAGGTATGGGAGATTTATTAAATTCATTTAAAATAACAAATCTAGACCTAGAAAATTCCGACCCTACTGGATTGTTTAGGTTAGATACTATTACACAGTATGGCCCTCTAGTTACAGGAACACCAACCGCTAATGGAACTACCTCTATTAATCCAGGTCCGGCTCGTAACTTTTTTCAAGATTTTATTTCTACTAATACTTACTTAGAAACATATAAAAGAACTGTAGGATATAGTAAGATAGAAAAAGTATTTGAACTTTCTAACTTTGAATCTCTTTCTACTTTTCCTGGAACTATAACATCATATCCTGAAACAAATACTGGAACTCCTAATAAAGATGCTAATCCAGGAGCTCCTAAACAATATGTACCTAAATTCTTTCCTGATAGTACTTATTTAAAAACACATCAAAATAAAGAATATTCTTTATTACGTGTTGGATTTGATTCTTCATATCTTGATCTAGAAAACCCACTACCAGGAAATAATTTTCGCAGATCAGATACTATTACACAATATGGTCCTCTAGTTACAGGGGCACCAGTATTAAAAGTACTTCCTGGCGAAGGTAATTCTATTCCTATTAATCCTGGTCCTGCTCGTAACTTTTCTCAAGATTTTATTCCTAATAGTACCTATTTAGAAGCATATACAAGAATCGCAGGATATAGTAAGATAGAAAACATATTTGATCTTTCTAACATTGAATCTCTTCTTTCTTTTCAAGACCCAACATCATACCCCCAGTATATAACTGGTACTCCTACTACTAAATCCAATCCAGGTCCCTTTAATAAATTTAAACAAACATTTAATCCTGAAAATGTTTATTTAATAAATAATCCTATTAGAGGAAGAGGCCGATTAAGAAGTACAGTTGCTAATACTAATTTAGATGTTGAAAACTCTAGAGTAGATGGAGGTATTCCTTATAAAGAAGATAAAGACCCAACATTATACCCAGAAACAGTTACAGGAACTCCTACTACTAGATCTAATCCAGGTCCATTTAGTAAATTTAAACATAGTTACGAACCACAAAATACATATCTAGATGAAATTTCAAACAATAGTGAAGGTAAATTAATATCTACTGTAGCTAATACTAATCTAGATGTTGAAAATAAACTTCCTAATGGTGGTATTCCTTACAAACAAGATAAAGATCCTACAAGGTATCCAAAACGAGTAACTGGTACCCCTAATGCAGATTTTAATCCTGGAGCTCCTGAAAAATTCTATCAGGAATATAATCCACAAAAAGAATATTTAGATAATGTAGGAGAGGGAATATTAGATCTTACATTTGACAGTACTAATTTAGATGTTGAAAATGAATTCCCTAATGGTGGTATTCCTTATAAACAAGATAAGGATCCAACAGCACCTAAAAATACACTAGCAACAGGTACCCCACTTAATAATGGTGTACCTGGACCATTTGCAAAATTTAATCAAGTATATAATCCTGAAAATACATATCTATCAAAAAATCCAATTAAAACTATAGAGAGTAAACTAAGTGAAGGGAGTATTCCTGGTTTAAATTCTGATCCAAAAGTACTTGATAAAACAGAATTAGATAATGTAAGAAGTTCAAATAATAGAAATTCTAGCGCATTTAAATATAGTACATTTGTTGATTCTCTTACTGTTGCTCCACCATACAGAAAAAATAGTAATTTATTGCATCTTATTTTAACTAATAATGATAATAATCAAAAAATTATTAAGTATGATGCCTATGATTTTACTAGGCTTGATAGAGAAAGTCCACTTGTTGGAAAATATATCCTAGAAGGACGCAGTGGCTTTATATATGATGGAATAACAGGAGGAATCCCATACAAACCAGATGAAACTGACCCAACAATATACCCAGTAACTTCATTAAAAGTAGGAAGTGTAAAAGGATATAATGTTGTTACTGGACGCGGCGCAACTAAATATGCTGAGCCTTACGACCCACCTGCTAAACCAGATGATAGAAGAGTTGGGTTATCGAGTAGAAAGCCTACATATTTAGAATATATACAAAACTTTATATAGTAGAGTGGTAATTATCTTTCTCTTTCGTATATTTATATATACACAAATAAAATAGTTTATGGCTGAATTAAAAGTTCCAACAGAGATTGTTTCGCTTCCATCGAAAGGTTTACTGTATCCTGAGACATCTCCACTAGCTAAAGGAGAAATTGAAATGAAGTACATGACGGCTAAGGAAGAAGATATCCTTACCAATACCAACTTCATTCGTCAAGGTACTGTAATTGATAAGTTATTACAAGCATTAATCATCACACCAATTGATTATAATGAATTACTAATTGGTGATAAAAATGCAGTATTAGTTGCTGCTCGTATTTTAGGATACGGTAAAGATTATAAGTTTGATTTTAATGATAAAGAATACACTGCTGATTTGTCTACGTTAGAAGATAAAGTAGTAGACACATCGTTATTTAAACGTGGTGTAAATGAATTTAGTTTTACTTTACCTCATTCAAAAAATAACGTTACATTTAAGTTATTTACACATGGGGATGAGCAAAAGATTGAGGCTGAAGTTAAAGGTATGCAAAAAGTAAATCCAAACGTAACTGTAGATTCTACTACACGTTTAAAGCATATGATTACATCTGTTGAAGGCAAACGCGATCAAAAAGATATTCGTGACTTCGTAGATAATTATTTAATGGCTAGAGATGCTAGATCATTACGCGAATACTACAATCAAATCTCCCCAGATATTAATTTGACATATGTGCCGCAGGATGAAGATTATACAGGGGAGGGTATAGCAATACCAGTATCTCTTAACTTTTTTTGGCCTGACGCCTGATTATAGAATTTATTTATTTAGACAAATTCACGAAATAGTATTTAATGGTAATGGTGGGTACGACTGGGACACCGTGTACAATATGCCTGTATGGTTGCGTCTTTTCACTTATAATTTATTAAAAGAACATTTTGATAAACAACGTGAAGAAGCAGAAAAACAACAAAACATGTTAAAAAATAAGTCTGGTAAAGATGTAAAAAAGCCGGACATAGCTCCTACAAAACAACCGACATACACAGTAAAGGCGCCTAAAAAATAGGCGCTTTTAATATTTATATGATGTAACATTATATTATGGCTACTGATCCACAAATAATTAAAAAACTTAGTGAAGATTTAGATAATCTTGAGGAAGTTATAGATGATATTTCTAAACAGATTCAAAATAATCTAAATAAGCAGCTTGCTGTAACTAGTACTGAAATTAATGGTATAATAGGTAGCCTTGAAAAAGGTGAAGATGTTACTAAAAAAACATCAGCTGCTCTTAGAAAAGCCCAAACAGAAAATAGAAGATTAGGTCTTGACCAAAATAAATTACAATATAAGTTATTAGATATTAATCAACAACTTAATAAAAAATATGATGCTAAATTAAAAGCCCAAAAAGATTCACTTACTCTTCAATTACAAGATAATTTATTACAACAGCAATTAAATGAATCACTATTAGATTATCTAAGAACTCTTTCTAATGTAGCA